AACAAGATTAAGAGAGGACAGTCAAGCCGCTGGTAAATGGGAAACCGAACAAGGTGGTGAATACTACGCAGCCGGTGTTGGATCAGCCATTACGGGTCGTGGAGCGGACTTACTTATAATTGATGACCCACATTCTGAGCAAGACGCATTGAACATGACAGCGATGGAGCGAGCTTACGAGTGGTATACATCAGGACCGCGTCAAAGACTTCAACCAGGTGGATCCATTGTTCTCGTTATGACTAGATGGAATATGAAAGACTTAACAGGTATGTTATTAAAATCTCAAAAGGAAGTAAAATCAGATCAATGGGAAATAATTGAATTCCCCGCGATCCTCCCTTCAGGAAAACCTGTTTGGCCAGAGTATTGGAAGTTAGAAGAACTTGAAGGCGTAAAGGCATCACTTAGTATCGGAAAGTGGAACGCTCAATGGATGCAAAACCCAACAGCGGAAGAAGGATCGCTGATTAAGAGGGAATGGTGGCGGAAATGGGACCGTGATTACATTCCAACTTTAAAACATGTTATTCAAAGCTATGATACCGCTTATTTAAAAAAAGAATCAGCCGATTACTCGGCTATTACGACTTGGGGCGTATTTTATGAATCCGATGACGCCGCTCCGAACTTAATTTTACTCGATGCAATGAAAGACCGGCTAGAGTTTCCAGAATTGCGGAAAGTGGCTAAAGAACAATACGATTATTGGAAACCTGAAACGGTTATTATTGAATCTAAAGCATCAGGATTACCTTTAACATATGAGTTGCGAAAATTGGGTATTCCTGTTATAAATTACACACCTAGCAAAGGTAACGATAAACATGCTAGAGTACACGCTGTTTCGCCACTGTTTGAAAGTGGTCAAATTTGGGCGCCGGATGAAAAATTCGCAGAAGAGGTGATTGAAGAGTGTGCATCATTTCCTTATGGAGATCATGATGATTTGGTGGACAGTATGACACAAGCGGTAATGCGATTTCGACAGGGAGGATTTGTATCTCACCCTGAAGACGAAAAAGACGAAGTTTCAATACCACATAACAGGACTTATTATTAATGGCCAAAGATTACGACTGGACAAAAGCGAATTGGTGGGATTACCCAGAAGACGACGACGTCGAAGTTAAAGAAATAGAAGTAGACGTATCAGATTTAATGTTACCAAAAGAATATGCTTACGGCGGAGGTGTTGGAACTTTATTTGAACCAACTCCAACTTATCATCAATATCATGACATGACAGCACCAATTACTTATGGAACGATGATGGATCAAAGACGTGGGTTTTCAAATGGTGGAGATGGAGAGGGAAGAACTCTTGGAGATATTATAGATCATGGTTATTTTATGCGAGATGAAAGACTAGCTGGACCAGATGATGGTAGTTATGATATTGATAATATAATTAAAAGATTTTCAAAAGGTATTGAATTATCAGAACCAATGAGTGATGAAGATAGAGGTGATGTGTCATCTATTGAAGAAATCTTTGAAAGAGACACTCCGTTGACAGAAGGTATATTTGGATTATCAGAAGGTTTTACTTTAAGCCCTCTAACACTAATTCGAAGGTATTTAGCAAAAAAAGAATTAGAAAAAAATAATAAAAAAAATGGTGGTAGAATAAATTATGCAAATGGTGGAGTGTATAAAGGTGGTGGCGCAGATTATATTGGACTCAATCCAAGAAATGCACCTATTCAAGTAGAAGATTTAACTGTAGAAGATGATAACGGAAATTTTTTAATTTCAGCAGCTAACGCTCTTGAGAATCAAGATGGAATAATTGGAGCAGCTACAGATATTATGAGCCCAGGGGTTAAGACTATTGAAGGATCTTTAATAAATGATGATTATCCAAATGATAGAATTAGAAGTATGGTTACTACACCAGGAAGATTTTCAGAATTTGATAAAGCAAGAATGGGTAGCCCCGCAAACATAAATGCATGGGGTTATGAAGATTTAATTATGAATCCTGAAAATAATCCTAATGCTCTTAATTGGCAAAGAATCGAAAACAATATTATGAACCAAAAAGAAGATTTTATACCGGGTTTTGATTTTATAGATGCACCTAACAAAGTATCTAATTTAAAAGAAGCGTGGCAGAACAGAAACTATTTAGATAATCCAAGAACAGGATGGTGGGATTCAGGTATTATGTCTAAAGGTAATCCTGATAAAAGTTTAGCTAATAGAACTAAAAACAAATTAGGTGATATTTTCTCTGGAGCTAAAAGAGGTATGAAAAATTTAGGCGGAAAATTTAAAGAAGGTGCAGGAATAATAATGGGTCCTGTATCGGCATTAGCAAGTATGAGAAATCCATTAAATCCTAACGCTGCAAATTACAATCCAAACTTAGCTGGACAATTAAATGCGTTAAACAATATGACAGGGACAGTAACGAGCGGTACTACAACTGGAATGTCTAAAGATGATATAGCAGCTGGAAATTTTAAAACAAAAAGTGGTGCAATGTTGGTTACAGATCCTGGCACAGGTTTAACAAAATATGGACCTGGTTCAGTATTAGCTGGTCAAAATGCCATATCAGGTTTTGGAACAAATGATTATGTGGGGCAATTAGAAAAAGAATTAGAAAAAATGGAAAAGCGGGCAGCGAAAAAAGATTTAACACCATTCCAACTAAGAAGACAACAAGATATTATAAAAGAATTAGATAAAGCAAACGAAATTGCTAAAAGCAACGCTGATAAAAAAGCTGCTGACGCATTAGCTGCCGAATTAGCTGCAGCAGCAGCATCTAAAGCAGAATCAGCAAGACAATATGACCCTAATGTACATGGACCAAATAATTATGGACTAGGTAGCGATGGTCAGCAATCTTATGATTCAGGACAAGGGTTTGGTATTAATGCAACAACCGGCGGTCCTGTAAGTAATAAAACTGGTAGAGGAAGAACTGATTGGGCAGACGGCGGTATCATAAGCTTAAAACGGTAGTTACAGACTGTGAATAACACATTAAATATAGTTTATAATTCAGATATTGGAGCATTTGTAAATGAAGCAACTCCTGATGTTGTTGCTCCACAATTTGAAATGCTACAATGGGCAGAACTTAACCCAGAAACTACACCTCCCTATAACCCTCAATTAATAAATGAGCTTTTGACAGTTATGAAAACACCTGATAGTACTATCGTCGAAGAAGGTGTTGAATCAATCAATAATAGAGGATAGAATAGTCAAATGGCCAAAATAGATAAAGCATTACCCAATACAAAGACAGAAATTGAGATTCCTGGAGAAGAAGAAATCGTACAGGCTAAAGAAGATATTATTGAAGAAAGTAAAGGTGGCGAAACTGAAATTCAGATTGATGAAGATGGTGGCGCAACCGTTAACTTTGATCCACAAGATGTTAATCCTGAAGGTGGACAAGATCACTTTGAAAACTTAGCAGAATTTTTAGACGATAAAGTCTTAGATCCCTTAGCTTCAGACCTAATGGACAAGTACAAAGACTATAAACAATCAAGACAAGAATGGGTTGAAAGTTATAGAGAAGGTTTAAATCTTTTAGGGTTTAAATACGTTTCAAGAACAGAACCATTTAGAGGTGCAGCAAGTGTGACTCACCCAGTTTTAGCTGAAGCTGTAACTCAGTTTCAAGCTCAAGCTTATAAAGAATTATTACCTGCAGAAGGTCCGGTTAGAACTCAAATTTTAGGAGACGTTAGTGTTCCTAAAGAAGAACAATCTAAACGTGTTAAAGATTTTATGAATTGGCAAATTATGGATCAGATGAAAGAATATGAACCAGAATTTGATCAAATGCTTTTCTATCTACCCCTTAGCGGCTCAACTT